CGCATAAGTGGGGATACTAATTTCATGTCCTTTACGGACATGCTCCCGTCGATCGACTGTGTCGAGAGCGGAAGCACTCTGGCTCTGTCAGAGTTAACAAAGTCTATTCTAAGACTTGGCCCTGAAGTTAGGGCAGAAATGGATTGAGAATCAATCCAAATAAAACCATTAAACTGGTTTCTGACTTGTTTTTCCAAGTCGCCAAAGGTTGTAAACCTTTCTTTGCCGAGGCTGACTAGGCTCTCGACAGGCTCCGATTTAAGAGCCTTACTCCAAAATTTCTTGGAGTCTTTCAACCAACGGTTGAAGGTACGTTGTTCACGAACAACGTCATCTTCCGTAAGGAAGGTCTGAAAATTACAGACACGCTCGAATTGCTCGAGTAGTTCTCCAAAAGGGAGAAAACCGAGGTTAGAAGCCTCGTTATTAAGACTTTCATAGTCTTCCTGACCCGTATATGGGTCGACCGGTATATCCCGGTCAAAGATTGTCTTGACAATCCCAGCAACAATCTTGCTGCTATAGATCTTCTTTCCGGAGATCTTTTCAGGAACCTCAAGAGGTTCATACCAAGACAAAGTCTTGATCTCTCTTGAGAAGAGATCCAAAGCACTATCTGTGCTTGACAAGCCGTGTTTAACACGACTATTGAGTGCCTGTAAAGCACTCAACCTAAGAATTTTCTCAGGTTGGTCCTTCATCATGAGGACACTAAATACATAACCTATGTATTTATATCCCTCTTGCGGGATCCTACTTTCCGAAATAGGAAAGCCCAGCCCACCACAATTTGGTGGGAGGAAGAAAGGCAGCGTTACGCGGCCTAACGCATTTTTATATGCGTAATCGAAAACATTTCGATAAAGCTGCAATACTGTAGCCTTGAGGTTCTTTTCCTCAAAGTAATCTAATTGATTACGTAACATCCTCCCTTTTCCGAGGATAGAACTCCGATTATCGGAGTGTTGTCTGGTCATTGTGGTCAGAAGACGTGTTTTAATCACGTCAATATACTCATAACGAGTATAGCCATCACGCTTCGTGATGAGCACATGGTCTTCACAGAAGACAAGTATCCTCTTAGAGATACCGTCCTTCCAGGACAACTCCATGCCACAGTCATGGACAACCTCCTTAAATAGGAGGATTCGACGAAGGTCTCGTCGAAGGGCAGCAACATCATCGCCGCAGATTGCGACTGGGTCGCCGCCGAGGACTATTTCGTCCACTTTAGACCACAAAGGTCTATCAACTGCATAATAATATGCAGAAATCTCCTCAAAAAGTAGATTAATGACCGTAAGGGTCATGAAACTGAGCGGCTCTCCCATAAAGGAGCCCCGCTGGTGAACTAATTCACCAAAGTTCCTTTGGAACTTCTTGTCAATAAACAATTGACGCTGAGACCAAATAAGTCTCTGATACACCCTAAACGGGTGATTTGGCGATAAAGCCAATATGAAGCCTTGCCAAATGGCTTTAATCACACTAAGTGGGATCAAGTCAGTAGCTGACTTAAAATCAGTTGATTGACCATAAGGGTCAACAAAATTGGTTTTTCCTAAAAACTTTAGGAAAGTCCACATCTTATTTGTGGAACGAAGCCCAATGCGGGCCCGCCCATCTCGGGCGATAATCGGTTCAATCATGAACCGCATCGCTCTCTGGCAGAGCGTGAACCAAGTCTGGTTCTTTCCCAGTGGCCTAGTCTTGGCCCCTGGCTCAGCTAAACAAGTTAGCTCGACCATTGGATAATCCACTGGCTCATACCGGAGAATTTCCGGTTTCTCCCACAACGGGAGATGTCTACCAGAAGGTAGAACCAGAGTGACCTCTGGAGGGCAGACCATATCGGTCTTGCTACCTGGTTCATAGCGAACCCAGTGGCCTTGGTCACTTGCTTCAGCACTGCTGAAGAGAAGAAGAATGTCTCCGACATTCTGAGAAAGGAAATCCTTTCCTCCTGAAAGATCTTTCAGGTATCTATGCTTTCTAGTATAGCCTGATTCTTGATATAGAATCTCCTCAAGGGAAGTATTCTTCGTTGGTAACCAACGAGGGAAGGCTTTCCTCCTGGCAAAAATATCATTGCCATAACAGTCAAAAAGACTGTTAAGGGGACGCTTATCAGCGATCCTCTTAATGTTCTCAACCGGAACATCCGCCGGATCTAGTGTCCGGTATCTTAAAAAGTCCTCAAGCAGGACTTCTCCAAATCTGGAGACTACCTTGATATTTTCCCAAGGTACTTGGGTCTCTCTGACCCACTGGCGGCAATAAGCTGCCATTCCGCCAACGGCGGAAGGGAACTCAAAGGACCCTGAGGTCGACACAGATATATGTGTTCGCCTTGGAGTCTCATGGATTCCTAATTTCTCAGCAAGTGAGAAAGAAAACCTTGATAAGATTTCGAGTTTCTCTTCTGAAACTACAAATTCCTTTGTAAGGATTTCAACCTGACTCACAAGTGAGTCACGACACATTTCTTGTGTCGGACAGGGCAAAGCCCGTCCAAAAGTTCGAATCTGACACAGATTCGCTAAGTCATAATCTGACTTAATCATGCCTTCAAGGCATGCCCATCTGTTAAGATGGCCCCCAAACCATTTAAACGTTGGGAATGCACCATGTGCATGCCATCCGTCCCAATAGGGGATTGAGGGTGGTCTCGGATTACCTTGGTAATCGTCCAGTAAATAGAACTGGAGCCATCCTGAGATGGTTTTAAGACCTTTAAGGAGTCTTTCAATGTTCTCTAATTTGAGAACCTGGAACTTTGTTCCATCTCTCCTCTCTTTGAGAAGAACTTTCCCCTTAAGGGCAAACTCCAGAAACCAAATTTTATATTTGGTAATCGCAATTCTTAAGTTGCGATCCCGTTTACCGGGCTGGAACTCTCTATGTAAGAGTACAGTGAACATGTTCGCTCTCCAAGCATCTTGGATTAGATTCCACTGATGGGAATCCAAAAGCGTCATTCGCTTAAAAGTTGTATATCGCAACTTATAACCAATAGAGTTATATAACCTCTGATGCGAGGTAACATGGACATGGTCCAGTGAACACAGCTTATTGCAGTGTTTTCGGTCATATAACCGATGACCTTCCATTTTGAGAAGGGATAACCTCAGACAGAGGTTAATGATCGGATTTTGATCAACCAATCGGAGAAGCTCGTCCTCCGAAATACCTTTATAGGTATTAAAATCCTGCACAAAGGCAGGGGGTAAGTCCTTAGTGGACTTTTCGGGCGTACCCGAATGCGAATCGATGAGTTTCGCTGAAGTAAAC